GTAAACAAGTGTTTTGGGTGGGGTGAATCGTAAAAGTAGAGTCTTCTCTGATTGTCCATTTGATGTTGAGTTGTTACCTTGGGGACCTCCAGGGACTGCATCCCAATTCTGGAGTCCTTGTGTCTTCGCGAGTTTGAATACAATTCGCTTAGCCGTTACTATTTTACGATCTAGGGGCTTTGTCAGATCAAATCTGTTACCTAGGAAGGAACTATTGGTTCCATCTCCATCGTCTAAGATGGCTGGTGTGGATAATGGGTTGGCAGATTGCCAGGTCTTCTCTGTCTTAGATACTCCATAGTAGACTACACACATAATAGAGTTACATGAAATGTCCTTGGCTGACATTGATACCTTAAGGCTGACCGCTAATGACTTTGGGGCAATCTTGTTGCCGATTCTCTGGTGATCATCGGTTCCCTGCGTGACCTGGGGAATGGCTGGGACGAAATCGCCGAGAACAGAGATCTGTCCATCGGGATTGTAGATGGGGGTCAATGCGACGCCGGCTGCGTTGAAGCAGTTGGCTACGTATTTGGTCTCCTCTGTGCCGCTGGCGATTCTTTTAATCGCACGCACCACTGGTTTCGCAAGTTTCGCCACGCGACGCCGGGGTCGGCTGCGGGCTACCATACCGCTGTAGGATACACGCTTGATGGCTCCTGATCGGAGGCGAGTTCGTCTCATTGAACGAGTAAGGACCATTTTTATATTAATGGATCCGGTATTATTTTGGGCATTTTTTACTCAAAAATTGAGGAGACTTTTTTCTTACTACTACGTATCAGAAAATGGGTCCGCCAAAAACCAAAGGGCTCCAACCTACACCGGTGGTTCCGGCTGGATCCGGACTGGGGGAAATTCTCAATTCCCCAGTCCTTACCAGAGTTCCGATACGAAAAAATCACTTCGGAACATATTTCTATAAGGATGTTAGTGAGTTGGATCCGATATATGAGATTTGTAAGAAATGGGCTTACAAAGGGATGATTCAAACTGAAATATGTCCTACGACTAAAAATAAACACCTCCACGTTATGATGTGGTGTGATAAGAAATGTAGGGATACACAATTTGGTTTACCTAAGGAGTTCCACTGGGAAAAAATGAAAGATGAAGATAACAAGTCAAACTATGCAAACAAGGACAAGTCCTTTGATGGCGTCTTTCGCAAACGATGGGGGTTTCGCGATGTCCGCATCTTAGAAAACTTATTCCCGTGGCAACAGGATATTGAGAACATATACCTCTCTGAACCAGATCCTAGAAAGATCTATTGGTTCTGGGAAGATAGGGGTGGGGTTGGTAAGTCTGCTTTTGTTAAGTATATGGTTGTTAAACATAAGGCTTTGTTCTGTGACGGGGGCAAGAAGTCTGATTTAATCAATTTGGTGTTTAACAATGATATGGATAGATGTAAGGCAGTTATATGGGACCTCCCTCGTGCTACGAAGGGGTCTATAAGTTATGCCACTCTTGAGTCTATCAAGAATGGACTTATCTGTAATACAAAATATGAAACTGGTGTGAAGGCATTTGATCCACCTCACATCTTCGTTTTCGCAAACTACGAACCTGAAGAGATAGATAAGTTGTCGGCTGACAGGTGGATTATAAAGAAGTTATAACTGCTAGGAAAGGGGGTTCGCTCGTCTCGGTCGTTCCTCCTCAATCGCTCACCGCTCTGGTCGCTCCGGTGCAGTTGCTCCTCGCTTCCGTCGCTGTGCTCACTCATTCGTCGTCACTCCTGTCGCTCGCCACACCCCCACTAGGGATTGTATATCCTTATGGTTTTTTATGCGTCCTTGTAATACATATGGCATTGGGGTGTTACAGCAACTAAGTTTCTATCGCCGGGATCATATAATGACCCGTCTGTGTGACAGAATCCAATAGCATACCATGGGGCATAATTTACTGGGTAGACTGATGCCTGTTGCTGGTAAACAAGTGTTTTGGGTGGGGTGAATCGTAAAAGTAGAGTCTTCTCTGATTGTCCATTTGATGTTGAGTTGTTACCTTGGGGACCTCCAGGGACTGCATCCCAATTCTGGAGTCCTTGT